TGTTGAACTGCGATGAGGCTTCCAGAGACCCCGAAGTGCCCGCAATCAGGACATCTGATTTCTGTTCCGTCCAGACCAGATTCCACTTTTGTCGCATCGACACCGCACACCAAACATTCCATAGCGTTCTCCCTTGTGTTCGCTGAACTGTAGCTGATCCCTCACCACCCTCCACCGCCCGGGCATGCCCCGGCATAGGACGCCCCATGCCCACAGAAAACCGTATCGACTGCCCCGCCCTGCACAAGCGCAGCAAAAGCTACCCGTTCGGCGATCGCGTGCCGCGCACGGTGAAGATGTTCACGCCCGTCGTGGCTGATCCGATGCCGGGAATTGCGTCCGCACTCTTGCAGGGTGATGGCCCGATCTGCCCCGAAGGTAAAATCTTTACCGTATGGACCAACAGCCACGGCGCAGTCGCGGCTGTGCTGCCAGATGGCAGGCGCCTTGGCCTTCGCCCTTCAGAGTTCGAGGTCGACACCTGGCACGACCTCGCGCCGGCGCCACCAGCGCCAGGGGTAACGCTTCAGGCCGACCGCGCCAACCGCCTGTACCTGGCCGGCCCGATGACTGGCTTCGAAGACTTCAACTTCCCCGCCTTCAACAAGATGGCCGCCGAGCTGCGCGCCCGGGGCTACGTTGTCGAGAATCCTGCCGAGCATGGCGTGGTCGACGGTGCTGACTGGGCCGACTACATGGCCTACGACCTGACACGCCTCGGCCTTTGCGGCCAAGTGGCAGTGCTGCCCGGTTGGGAGAACTCGAAAGGCGCCCGGCTCGAAGTGCACATTGCCCGCGAGCTCGGCATGAAGGTTGTGAATGCCCATGATCTGGTAGCGAGGGAGAATGCCGCAGTACCAACATTTTCCAAGCTGATGTAAAAAGTACAGCTGCCATTTCTTACATTCATTGGATTCCGACCAACACATGCAGATCATTCGTACTGGAACAGTTTTGACTGGCGAATACGCCGGCTGGACGATAGAAATTCAGGATGACCGCGCAGGTGCAACCGGAGGTTATTACCTGTTTCTGGTCCAGAACGAATCAAATGGTTTCGATTCTTGGTTTGAACTCATAGAACATCTGCAGCAACAAATTTCAGGGCTCGACGTTCGCTGGAATTAGCGCCTCACTCTTTCGTTCCACCCCTCCCCATCCCCCCCCTCAAAGTCAGCCGCTATAGCGGCAAGGACGAAGTCATGTCTGAAGAAAAGCTGTTTGGCCGAACTACCGTCGCTCGCGATGAGAACGGTTTTTGGTGGCACCCGGGCATCCCAGCCTTCGATGGTGGTGAAGACCCAGCGCCCTATCACGCTTGGCTCAAGGATCAAGGCCTGGAACTGAAGTACTGGGGCATGGATTCGGATTTGGAAAGCCATCCCTACTACGACGGCACCGCCGCCCACTGTCTCGGATGGGAGCCAGAAGCTCCTGGCCCTGAGTGGTTTCTGCTGGGGATTTTTGATACCGAAGACGGCCCGCATGTGCAATGGGCACGCCGCGAGGTGACGCCTTGATCCTCGCCCCGCTCTACATGGCCTACCTCATCTACAAGGGGCCGTGGCGATGAACAGTTACCAGATCCTGATTGGCGACTGTCTCGAACTGCTGCGGCGGATGCCCGATTGCAGCGTCGACAGCGTCGTCACCGACCCGCCGTACGGACTGTCCTTCATGGGAAAAAAATGGGACTACGACGTGCCGGCGACTGAGGTCTGGGCCGAATGTCTGCGAGTACTCAAGCCGGGCGGCCACTTGCTGGCTTTCGCTGGCACTCGCACTCAGCACCGCATGGCGGTACGCATCGAGGATGCCGGCTTCGAGATCCGCGACATGATTGCTTGGGTGTACGGCTCGGGTTTCCCGAAGTCGCACAATCTCGGCGGTTCGCACGAGGGATGGGGCACAGCATTGAAGCCGGCGCTTGAACCAATCACTGTGGCTCGCAAACCGTTTTCCAGCACCGTCGCTGCCAACGTCATAGCGCACGGTACCGGCGCCCTGAATATCGATCGATGCCGGGTAACAACCGGAGACGACACGGCTCGGATCAGTAACGGAGCAATCAAGGGCGGTAACTTCGCCGCGGGCGGATCTGCGCCCGGCCCGATCGCCGGCGGACATTCAGATGGACGCTGGCCCGCCAATCTAATCCACGACGGCAGCGCCGAGGTAGTCGCGCTGTTCCCCGCTCAGGCTGGGGCAAGTGCTCCGGTGCTAGGCACTGAACCAACGGCGAATGGCTTCAGCGGCGCGGTGAAGTACAGCGGCATGATTGAGCGTGTCGCCGGAGCGTTCCATGGCGACAGCGGCAGTGCGGCCCGATTCTTTTACTGCGCCAAAACCAGCCGCAAAGATCGAAATGAGGGCCTGACCAGCTCGGAGGCTCCCGCTGTCGCCAAGGACGCAACCATGCGCGACTGCGAAACCGCCGAGTGGAGTACTCGCAACGGCAACAGCCATCCCACGGTGAAGCCGACTGACCTGATGGCCTACCTGCTGCGCCTGGTGACACCGCCCGGCGGCGTTGCTCTCGATCCATTCATGGGCAGCGGCAGCACAGGAAAGGCCGCAATGCGCGAAGGCTTCCAGTTCATCGGCTGCGAGATCGACGAGCAGTACGCAGCGATCGCCCGGGCGCGTATCGATCACGAAATCACCCGACAGCAAGAGCTGCAAGCTGAATCTGATCAGCTCAATCTATTCGGCACCGCCTAACCCCTCCCCCAACTCAACAGCCTGCCGGCCTACGGCGGGCGAGGAATTCTGCATGCCAAAAGTAATGCGATCGGTCGCAGACCCAGGAGCGGAACACGGCTTTCGAGTAGTGCCTGCAACATATGAGCAGGCTGAAGCGGTAACAGGGTTCCGGCTTGATCGTCGGCGCAAGTACTGGATCACCGAGGACGGCGAGGTCGAGGAAGAAGGCGTTGTGACGCTGGCGTGTAGCGGGTGCAGTTGCGGATGTGAGGGTGGCTGCAGTTGCGGCCCGTCGTTCGGATGCAGCGAGTGCGGCTACACAGGCAAGCGGCGCTTTCACTTCGGTTACCCCGCCCAATCCCCCGAGCAAAGAAAAGAGTTTCGAAACCTTTAACCATCTTCTGCCGCCACGCGCGGCATGGAGCATCACAATGAGAAAAGAGCTGATCAAGATCAGTGAGTTCCAGCGCCGGCGCTGGGGCGAGAACGGCACGCCTCCGTGCCCCCAGGCAATCCGCAACTACATCCGCAATGGCCAGGTACCCGGCGAGCAGATCGGGAAACTCTGGTACGTTGATTGGACGGCGTTCAGCAGGTCAGACGGCAATGACCTGGTCGCGATGGTATTGAAAGGAGCTGCATGATGGTCCCACGGCCGCGCAACAAGGCGAACAAGAGCCTTCCGCAGAACCTGTACTTCGATTCGCGGCGCTCGACCTATCGCTACCGCCGGCCTACCGACGGTAAGTGGTTCCAGTTCGGCTCGGACCGAATCAAAGCGATCGATGCGGCGAAGCAGCTGAATCTGGAGTTCATGCGCGGCGCCGACCTGATTGGCGCAGTGATGGGCAGCACTTCCGAGTCATTCGCCGGCTTCCTGGACGCATACGAACGCGACGTGCTGCCGCCGCGCGAACTGGCGAAAGGAACCTTGGGCCTATATGCCGTTCACTTCCGACGTTTCCGGAAGCAGTTCGAAGGTAAAGCGGTCGACCAGATCACGATTCGTATGATTGCGGAGATGCTGGACGCCCTCACGCCGCGCACTGCCAACCAGTGCCGCGCCCTGCTGATCGACATCTTCAACCACGCAGCGGCTAAGGGCCTGTGCCCGGACAACCCAGCGGGCAGCACCATCAACCGAATTGAAAAGAAGCAACGCAAGCGGCACACAATCGAAGGCCTGAAGGCCATCCGGGAGAAGTCGCCGTTCTGGCTACAGAACGCGATTGACCTCGCGTTGATCACTGCGCAGCGCCGGACGGACATCTTGAATATGAGGTTCGATGGTGTTCGGGAAGGCTGTTTGTATGTGGTGCAGCAAAAGACGGCTAAGGCCAGTGATGCGGCGTGGATCCGGTTCAAAGTGACCGACGAACTCCAGGCGGTGATCAGCCGGTGCCGGGATGACATCGTCTCGCCTTACCTGATCCACCGCAGACCTGACCGCAAGAAGCAGAAACAGGCGCTGACGAAGGAACACTGGACAAAGGTCGAAGAACGATATTTGACCGGGGCCTTTAAAAAGGCTCGGGAGGCGGCGGGTTGCTACAAGGGATGGAAAGAAGAGGAAATGCCGGGCTTCCATGAGGTGCGGGCGCTGTCGTTGCACCTGTATCAGAAAGCCGGAAAGGACGGGCAGAAAATCGCCGGACATGCCAGTGAGACCATGACCAAAAACTACCAGAAGGATCACGCCGAAATCGTCTGGTCTGAAGCAATTCCAGACCTCAATATCAGCGAATTCACCGGGTAGTTTTGCGCAAGTTTTGCGCGGGTTTTGCGCAGGCACAAAAAAGCCGATCCATCTGATCGGCTTAAGTGTCTGATTTTAATCAGGAATTATGGTCGGGACGGAGTGATTCGAACACTCGACCCCTAGCACCCCATGCTAGTGCGCTACCGGACTGCGCTACGCCCCGACTGGTTTTTCATCTCACCCTTCACCTCGAAGAGCGTTCAAGAATATATCGCAAGCTTTTGAAAACTGGAAGTATTCAAAAGCAGCTTTTTATTTCTTGAGAACCACCAGCACGTCTTC